ATTAACGACATTTTGAATTCAGGAGAAGAAGATTGTGAGTCTTGTAAGATTTAAAACAAACAGTACGGAGAAAAAAGTGGTTAATCAAATGACCGTTTTCAACTCCCAAGAAGTGGATACTAAAAGACAACCTATGTTTTTTGGACAACCACTGGGAATTCAAAGGTATGATTCTTACAAGTATCCAATTTTCGATAAACTTACAACTCAACAACTCGGATACTTTTGGAGACCTGAGGAGGTCTCCTTACAGAAAGACCGTGGAGATTATCAATCTCTTCGTCCTGAACAAAAGCATATTTTTACTTCTAATCTAAAATATCAAGTTATGCTTGATAGCGTTCAAGGTCGTGGACCTGGAATGGCATTTGCTCCCTACTGTTCTCTTCCAGAATTGGAAGCGTGTATGAAGGTCTGGGAGTTTATGGAGATGATTCACTCACGCTCCTATACCTATATCATCAAGAATGTATATTCCGATCCTTCGGATATATTTGATACGATTCTTAGAGATGATCGTATTTTAGAACGTGCTTATAGTGTAACCGAAGCATATAATGATTTTATCAATAGTGCTCAGCATTATGGGACTTCTGAACTTTGGAGACATGCCCAAGAACAAGTTCCTTACGCACAGGTAGAAAGATATGAACTCAAACGAAAACTGTTTAGAGCAGTTGCAAACGTTAATATTCTTGAAGGTATTCGCTTTTATGTCAGTTTCGCTTGCAGTTTTGCATTTGGCGAACTCAAACTTATGGAAGGAAGTGCAAAAATAATTGGATTAATTGCTCGTGATGAGAATCAACATTTAGTTATCACTCAGAATATTTTGAATAAGTGGAAGGAGGGTGATGACCCAGAGATGCAAAAAATTGCTAAAGAAGAAGAGCAGTGGATCTACAAGACCTTTGAGAACGCTGTGAATCAAGAAAAACTTTGGGCAGAATATCTATTCAAAGATGGTTCTATGATTGGTCTTAATGATAAACTCCTCCAACAATACGTTGAGTGGATTGCAAATCGTAGAATGAAGGCAATTGGTCTTCGCCCACTTTATGATATTCCAGCAAAGAACAATCCACTTCCTTGGACTGAGCACTGGATTTCTTCCAAAGGTCTTCAAGTTGCTCCACAGGAAACCGAGGTTGAAAGTTACATAATAGGTGGAATTAAGCAAGATGTTACCAAAGATACTTTCTCAGGATTCCAATTATGATGAATGGGTGGAGCAGGAGATCCTGAATTCTTTTAAAAATGCTGCAGAGTGTGATGATTTCTTGTTCGGTGATTATGATTATCAGAAAGAGTGGTTAGGTAAATGTAATGATGATGTTAAAAGAGGGTCTTAAGACCCTCTTTTTTTATAAATAATTGAAAAAGTATTTGTAAAAAAATGTTATTGCCATCACAACATAGAGAACTTACTGAAACTTACAGACAGGTATATCTTGGAGAAGTTGATGATATTACCGATGTAATGATTGAAGAAGTTGTAGAAGAACTTATTGAAGAATTCCTAGAATTTGGTTACGAACTTGATGAAGCAGCAGAGGTTGTAGAAGAAGCAGCAACTGAATATTTGATGGAACTCAATCCATATGCCCCCGCTGGATCGAGAGCAGCAAAGGCATATAATAAATCAACTACTGCTACAAAGCGTGGTGAGGCACGTAAATCTGCCGTAAAAGGCGCTGTAGAGCGTGTTAAGGCAAAGGCAAAGAGTGTTAAGGCTGCTGCTGGTATCGCTGGTTCTATCGCCAAGGACGAGGCAAGAAGAGCAGGACGTGCTGCTGCTCATAGTGCAGGTAAGGCTGCTAGTGCTGCTGGAAGTGCTGTTAAAGATGCTGCAACAGCGGTTCATGCTGCTGCTAGCAAGAAGAAAGCAGAAGTTAAGCAGGGCGTTAAGAGTCTACTTGGAAGGGGTCTCCGTAAGGCAGCAGGCGCTGCTGGTGTAGTTGCTCAAAAGGCACGTAAGGCAGGTGCTGCTGCTGGTAGAGCTGCTGAAAGACTTGGAGAAGAGGCAGATCTCTTTGATTACATTCTTGAGCATCTTGTATCTGAAGGATATGCAGATACTAATGAGAATGCTTTAGTTATTATGGCAAACATGAGCGAAGAATGGAGAGAGGAAATTTTAGGACAACTTGATGAAGATCAAAAACCTCTTCCAACTCAAAAAATGCAGAATAGAAGATATTATGTTCATATGAAGACTGGTGAAGCTGCTGGTAGTCCTAACAATGAGAGAATTGGACAGGTTTTGGATGCATATAAAAAGGATCCAGAAGGTGAGGCAGCAAAAGCAAGAGCAAAGTCAAAATACAGAGGTTGATATAAAACTCACATAAAATTAAGCACCCTCTTGACAGGGTGCTTTTTTATTGCTATAATCGCTTTGCTAGCGTTGAAGATAAATAATAGCTCATAAGATTACTTAATATGAGTTATGAAAACCCTTGGATATACTCTGGAGAAGTATTTGAGTCTTCTCATATTCAAGATTGGTTTGGTTTTGTTTATCATATTTACTGTCCTACAACTGGTCGTAGTTATATTGGTAGGAAATATTTCTGGGCATATCGCACACCAAAAGGCAAATCTAGAAGAGTTAAACAAGAGTCTGATTGGCAAAAATACTACGGATCTTGTCCAGAACTCAAAGAAGATGTAAAGAAATACGGTAAAGAAAGTTTTGAAAGAAAAATATTAAGTCTTCATAAGACCAAAGGTGACTGTAACTATGAAGAAACAAAACAACTTTTTTTAAATAATGTTTTAAAGGAATCTCTTGACAACGGCATTCCTGCATACTACAATAGCAATATTCTAGGACGCTACATGCGAAAAGATTATGGTAACTTTGGAACAAACTCTTCGCCAAACTCATGATTGGGCAGTTGACCGTATTCATACTCTCTGTGAACAAAAATCTATCGATGATGCACATGCAATTCAATCGGAGTTTAGTGAATGGTTAAATCCAGATATTCCAGATCATGATATTTTCTCATTAGAATATATTAACGAATGAATAATAAATTTTTATGCATAATAAGTTATTTCCAGTTTGTGTTATAGATGATTTTTATCACAATCCACATGACGTAAGAGAATTTGCTCTATCTCAAAAATTTTATCCGAATGAAGACGGAAGATGGCCAGGTTCAAGAACTGAACTAATTTCAGATATTAATCGTGATTTATTTCATCATTTTTGTGATAAAATACTTTCAATTTTTTACAATATACATGAAATATCAGATTATGTAATATCTACATCCTTTCAAAAAATTAAACCATTTCATCCAGAAAAAACAAATAAAAATAATAGAGGATTTATTCATCGGGATGGAGTTTTATTTGGTGGAGTTGTGTATTTGGATTTAATTACAGAAGAAAGGACAGGAACTTCAATATATACACCAAAAAATAAATGGTACTATCATAATGAATTGCATATTGATGCAAATAATCTTAAATTTAAAAAATATGGGGGAGAATCTTTAACGGATGAGAATATGTCTGTGTGGGATCAAAGCAGAGATCAATATTATGAATCTGTTAGAATTGAAAACATATTTAATAGATGTATATTATTTGATGGAAATAATCATCATGGAGTTCCTTATTTTGGAACTAAAGAAAGATTAACTCAAGTATTTTTTGTAGAAAATTTATCATTTAAAAATCATAAACATTGTAAATATCCATTAATTAAAAATGATGTTGGGTAATTCTTGACAAATCCTAAATAGTATCTTATTATGGGAAATTCCTAACACAGGAATAACATCATGAGAAATTGATGTGACATTAGAGCCCAGGAAAGTGCCTCCCGAGAGGGTTGGTATACCCCCTTTCTATTGGGATGTAGAGTTCAATTAACCTTAATGCAAAACTTCTTTACAGTAGCCCTGCCTCTTCTGGCATCGGTTACAACCAGTTCGGCAACACTGCCTAGCGTGTTTCCTCCTCCACCTTTGAGTGGTCCTCCACCATTCTCTATTATTCGTGAGGAGCCTACATTAAAGACAGCGACCAAAGAGGTTGCTCCCGAAAAGCCAAAAGAAAAAAGGCTAATTTGTAAAGGGTGTAATGAAAATGAAAATGTAGCCCTGAGTTATTTTCAGGACATTGGAATTACAGATAAAAACGCCCTTGCTACTATTCTGGGCAATATCAAGCAAGAATCCACATTCGTGCCTAATATTTGTGAAGGTGGTAGTAGAACGAATTATCGTAATTGCTACGGCGGTTATGGTTTAATTCAATGGACATCTGCGAATCGTTATTATGGATTGGGTGATTTTGCTAAAAAGTATGGTGGTTCTCCATCATCACTTCAAACG